CATTAGCGTGCGCCAGGCGCCGCGGTCGTCGACGTTGGCGAGCGCCGTCGGCGGCGCCGCTTTCGTGCGCGTGATCTCCAGGCCGAATACACGCATGGGCGTCAGCCCTCGGACGGTTCGGCCGAGAGGTCGCGTCGCCGATAGGTCCGGCGCGGTTTCGTTTCGTCGGCCGCGAGCGCGGCGAGCGTCATCCGCGGCGGTTCGGCCGGTGGCGCCGGTTCCGGTGGGGTTTCCTTCGCCCAACCGAGCGCCTTGATCAGCCGCACGTGCTCCGACTTCGCCTCGTACTTCTCGCCGATCGTCCGCTGCTTGCCGTAGCGGTGGGCCTTCAGGGTGGTCATCTGCATCGCGGTTCCTTGAAAAAGCGCCCCGGATCCCGCGCTAGGCGAAGATCCGGGGCGACCTCACTCACCTTCCCACCAAGAGATCGGTCGATCAGCTGACCACGCCGCCATACTCGCAGTTGTCGAGCCAGGCGACCGCGCCGCTGCGGCGCTTCTGGTAGTTGATCCGGCGAACCACCTTGAACCCGATCTGCTCCGTCTGCCAGAGCGACATGAGCGTGGCAGAGGCCGCGGTCGGCGTGTCGCCCGCGCCCTGCGGAGCGTCGTTCTGCTCGATCGTCGCCTGATCGCTGATGCTGACCTCCAGGCCGCCGTCGCCGATCTTCCAGATGTCGCTGGGCTTCATCAGGATCCAGTAGCCGCCCGTGACGTTGTCCCCCGTGTAGACCGGATCGCCGAGGAGCGTGCCGCCCATCGCGTTCAGGTTCGGGAACTCGGTCTGGCCGAGCGAGTTGACCAGCAGCGAGAGCGCCTTGGCCATCGATGGCGTCATCACCTGGACGAGGCCGCTGGCGTTCTTCGCCGACAGGAATCCGCTGTAGAGCGTCATCATGTCTGCGCGGACCGCCGCCGCGTCCGTTCCCGACGGAACCCCGGCCGTGACGCCGTTCAGCAGGCCGGCCGGCGAGACGCCAGACGAGGCCGCGGTGCTCGACAGAAACGTGGTGTCGACGCGCTGCGCGGACGCTTGCGCAATGTCGTCGCGAATCAGCATCTCCGCGGAGGGAGACGAGTCGCGCACCAGCTCCTTGGAGCAGACCGAGATCGCGGCGACCTTCAGGGGCGTGAGTTCCACGTCGCTGTAGTCCGACTTGCCGACCGGGATGGCCTTCGACTCGCCGACCCAGTAGCCGGTACTCGCGCCGTCCTGGCCCTTGATGTGGACTCGCGCCGGGACCGGACGCAGGGGCAGGGCGTCGAACACCGTCTTGGAATAGAGGTATTCGATGAAGTCGCCCGTGAACCGCGCGTCCGACTGGACCAGCTCCGCGCCCCACTCGCCCGAACCGGTGCCGCCGCCCGCGACCGCCGCGCGGATGTACTCCACGAGCTTCGGGTGGGTCTTGCCCCAGCGCGCCTTGGCGACCTCCACCGGGCTGACGTAGTTCCCGTCCTTCGCCGCGATGAACGCCGCCGCCTTGGCGATGATCATCCGCGTGTAGGACTGGCCCTTGAACGAGTCCTCCGGATCCGTCTTGCGGACGAACGAGAGGCCGCCGCGCGAAGCGGCGCCGGCCGCCGCGCTCGACCCGTCGACCGACTTGGCCGCCGCGCCCTGCATGGCGTGGAACGTCGCGATACGAATGTCCTGGTCGAGCGTCTTGACCTCGGCGGTCAGCGCGTCGAACTCGGTTGCCTCGTCGTCCGTCGCCTCGTGGCCGTCCGTGCGGAACAGCTCCACGAGTTCGCTCAGGCGCGCGGCCTTGGTGCTGCGCTCCTCGCGCAGCTCTTGCATGGTCTTCATCTGACTTCCCTTCAATCGAGGTTGTGAACCGGGGCGCGAGGCCCCGCTACGGTTTCCCGAATCGCCGGGAGAGGCGCCCTGCTTGGTTCGGCCGGCCGCGGCCAGCAAGGCGGAATCCAGTGACTTGATCGACGTGATCGTGGCCTCGGCGTTCGCCGGGATGGTCACGAGCGAGAGTTCCAGCCACTCCCACTCCTTGAACCGCAGGCCGCCGTCCTTCAGGTTTTCGATAGCGCCCGCGAGGCCGCGGAACCCGATCGAGACGGCGCCCACGAGCCGATACTTGATCGACTGCACCGCCTCCTCGATCCGGTCGCGGAGCGCGCCGGCCTCGGCGACCTTCGGCAGGTGCGCCACGTAGGGGATCCCGTCCTTGGTCGGTTTCGCGAACTCGACGCGGCCGACCGGCAACTCGCTGTGATGCTGCCAGAGCAGGGGCATCGGCAGCTTGAACTTCGCGCCGAGCGGCTCCACGACGTCGCCCATGCGGTCGGGGGTCGGCGTCGACGCGACGCCCGAGATGACCCACTCGTCGGCGCGTTCGGAGATCGCCTTGACGTTCAGGAGCGAGTAGGCGCGTTCCATGTCGACCTCAGACGAAAAAGAGCTGATCCAGCGGCGCGGGTTCCCGCTCCGCTATCGAGCGCCCTACGGCCATCAGCAGTGCGCACATGTCATCGATCTTCTCCGAGGCGCGTTTCTTGTCCGGCGCCGTATTCAGGTTCGCGTCGAAACGAGCGACGATGTTGGACGCGTTCCAGTTTAACACCGGATCGTTGCCATGCGCTAGCTTCCCGCTCAAGTAGGCGACCTCGAGCGCCTGCATCGCCGGATGATAGCTTTTCGGACCCTGAATGAATTGCTCCATCTTCACGCCGGCCGCGAGCAGCCGCTGCACGCTCTGCGATGCATTCCAGGCGTCGAAGCCGACCGACTCGAGCCGGAATTTCTCGTGCACCTCGATGATCTGCTTCTCGACGGGCCCATAGTCGATCGCCTCGACGCCGGACTCGATCAGGTTCCCGCGGAGCACCCAGCCGGCATAGGGGATCAGCCCGCGGGCGGTGCGCCGACGGACGGCCTCGGCCGGCACCCAGCGCCAGCCGTAGGTGTAGAGCCAGTCCTCGACCGGCCAGACGAGGCGGAACGAGCAGAGGTCGGTCGTGCTCGATAGGTCGAGCCCGCCGAAGCACGGGAACTGCCGGAGCCACTCCAGATCGACCGGCCGCGCGGCGCACTCGCGCCACTTCGTCAGGTTCACCCAACCCTGCGATACGGACGACGGCCGGTTCAGCCGCTTGATCTTGAACTCGGCGTGTTTCCCCGGCTTCTCCTTCGCCTCGATCGCGCCCTTGCGGATCTCGTCGAGGAGCAGCGGGTTAACGTCCATTAGCGGATTTGCCTTGCGCCAGGCCCGCTCGTCGAAGTCGTCGTCTGCGGTCGTCCCGAGATCCTCGTCGCGCTCGTCGACGGCGTAGTAGATGGCCAGGTAGTGATCCGCCTCGATCAGCCCGCGCAGGACCTTCTTGGCAAACTCGCGCTCCTCCTCCCACGGCCCGGCGTTCGTGTAGCCCTCGGTCGTCAGGTAGAGGAACAGCGGATTTCGCCGCGCGCCGGCCGCCGAGGTCAGGACGTTCAGCAAGTCGTGCGTCTTGTGCGCGTGGATCTCGTCGAGGATCGTGCAGCTCGGGTTCAGGCCGTCCTGCGTAGACGCCTTCGCGTTGATCGGCTTGAAGCTGCCGCCGTTCTGATAGCACGCGATCGCGTTCGCGAATGGCTCGAGCAGGAACGCCTCGCGCAAGTCGGCCGTCTTCTCGACCATCCGCTTCGCGACTCCGAATACGATCCGGGCCTGGTCTCCGGTCGTCGCCCCGCTGATCACCTGCGGCCCGACCTCTCCCTCGCACGCCTCGCAGTAGAGGCCGACGATCGCGGCCAGGGTGCTCTTGGCGTTCTTGCGCGCGATAGCGAACAGCGCCGTCGTGAATCGCCGGGTCCCGTCCTGCTTGCGGAACCCGAAGAGCTGGACGAGGAAGAAGACGTGCGCCGGGTGGAGAACGATGTTCGGCGTATCCCAGACCCCCTCGACGTGCGGCAGCTCCTCGGCGAATAGGCACGGGTCGCACGCGTGCCACTCGTCGAAGTAGAACGGCGCGTCGCGCGCGGCCGCACGCTTCAGGTCGGCTAGGAAACGCTGCGCCGCGAGCCGTATCCAGATGCCGAACTCGCGCCCGTTCTTCGCGTCCGCCGCCCGCTTCGCGTAGTCCTTCGCGATGCGGACGAAGTCGCGCGGCGCGTCAGATGGTGGCGAGGATCGGCGGCGCGAAGCCATATTGAGCGTGCAATGTTGTGCGCCCCTAATCGGTTGTGGGCAGGTTAGGGCGCAGTCTTGCGCCCTATATCACGTTATGCCCCAGGGCTGCCGCACAGGTTCGCGCAATCCGCGCGACTTGTGGCGGGTGATAGACCCACGCACTGCCAGCCCACACACGCAGCGAAGTCGCCTCGTGTTGCACAGACTCCAGCGCTTTGCGTAGTCGGTAGTTTTCTTCGGCCAGCGTCAGCAGGGCCTGCCTGCGCTCCAAGTCCATCGGGTCGGTTTGCCGCGCTGCGGCATCTTCAGCGTCAATTGCGGCTTGGTCTTCGGCAGTCCAAGCAAAA